CGCCATCAAACTCCTCGATTTCATAAAATGCTCCTGCTTTTCTTTTGATTGGTCGATATAAAACCGACATTAATAGCGGTATATTTTCGTCGTTGCCGAGTAAAGTGTCCGCGGTTGCGTGTTCGCTGAGTGTCATCTTATCGAGATTCGGGATAAAACCGTAGTTCACACCGTCCATTTTAAAGGTCTGCACGAGCTTTGGTTGTTGGTCGAGCGTCTTGGCGATGCTCTCAACGATCTCCGCGAAGTCGTTAACAGGTATTTTCATTACATCGGCGACGCTTAGGTTGCAAAATATGGCCACCATTTGGATGCAAACAAAGGTCTCGTCGTCTTGGTTGTCCTTTAATACCTTTTGATATCGGGTGTATTGAGACAATTTTATCTCGCTTAGGCTTGTTGGGATTACTACTCTCATACTTATATAACTGAAAAATGTTGTTTTGTTTATTTTTTTACCCCCTCGGGTACGATTTGTACCCAAATGGGTACGCTTTTTAGAAAAATTCATGCACTTGTACCCTCTCGGGTGTACGTTATAACGTACAAAATCAAATGTTTTGTATCAAATAACCTACGTTATAATCATTTTACGCGGTTGCTTTATAGCGAGGCCCATCATAGCGAAATAGCGCATCGCATCGATGGCGTGATTGAAGTCGTCAATAGGTCGATTCAGTTTTTTGCCTGTCTTATCCACGTCCCAGGAGTAGTTGCGCAGCTCTTTTATAAGGTTGGTGCTTTGCTTTGTCACTAATATATCCCGCTGCTGCAATACCGATATCCCGAAATTGATTGAGTCGGCACCTTTAACAACCGCTTTGATATTAAAACCCGCTCGGCGTATCTCCTCGATTGACTTCGGCTCCGCTGAGTCTGCCCAAATCGGGAGGCGTTTGTCTTGTCGCATCATTTTAATGATATCCGAGTTCAAAAGTGAGGTCGAGTAAATCATTTCGTCTGCGATTATTTTACCATTATACTCGTAGACACCAATCAAAGCGGTTGGATCATTCGAGTAACCGAAATCGAGGCCCATTCCTAAGAATTTCGCCTCGCTTGGGATTGTATCTATTTGTTCCCAATTCGGGAATACAACGCCCTCAAGTGAGCCGAGTTGACCTAAGCCGTACACGTTATACCAATTCGCCCAAAATGTTGAGGTCTTGGCTTTCTCTTTTGCTTTGAGGATAAAATTTAGGGCCGACTCAGGGCAAGCCTCGTTGTCCTCGTAGTTTACAATTAGAAAATCGACGTCGTGGTCGTTCATCAAATCAGTGTGAAACCAAAATTCATTGACAGGGTTCCAATCCAAATAGACGCCTTTTTTTGTACGTGAGGCAAGTTCGGTGTAAGCGTGGAAGGTCATATTGTTTGCCTCGTTCATGTACAGGAAATCTCTCCTGGCTCCTCGGAGTTTAGAGTCGTTCTCTGCGCTGAAAAATTCGATTGCTGAGTTGTTGGCAAAGGTGTATTTAAAATCGGTGGCGTTCCATCGGTTTGGATTCCATCGACCTGTTAACACCATGATTTTTTTGAAGTCTTTTATTGCCCCTCTTTTTAGGTGGGGTATCGACTCCGCTACAACCGAAATCTCGAGGAGTTCGGTCTTGCAGCATAAGTCAATTAGTATCGGAAGGATTCCGAAGGTCTTGCCCGCTGAGGTACCTCCTTGTATCCCCTTTGTGAATTTGGTAAGTCCTAAGACTTTATTTATTACTGTCGTTCGTAGAAACATCGGGGAAAAGTGGTTGCTCTTGATGGACGGTTATTTCCGCCATTGTCTTCTCAGAATACTTTTTAGGGTGCAATTTTGCAACAATCCATTTTCGTGCATCGATTTTGAGGCGGTCACGTTGGACAACATTCGCTCCAGTAAATGGAGTATGGTCTTCGTCGGAGTGATCAGCGATGTCAATGATGTCCTCAAAGATGACGTCAGCTCTGATTTCGCACGCGCGCGCGTACCTTTTCGCTTTTGATTCGTCAGCTTCGAGCCACTGATAAAACGTTGAGGTGCTTGGAAATTCCTTTCGTCGAAGGATTGATATAAGCGAATTGCCTTGCTCAATTTCGTGCAGGATATCGTCAAAAATTTCGTCTATTTGCTTTTGGGAGTATGCCATAGTTATGTCTTTGGTGGCTTTTGCCTTGTTAGTAGTTCGGTCAATATGATAAATAAAATCAATATCAATCGCCAAACGAGTAAAGTTTGAATAGGTCTTTTATAATCTGCTCGTGCACTTTTGAACACGTTGGGCAGTTGCTATTGTCTAAACCGAAGTAATGTAGGTATAAAGCATTTAAATAGCTTATATCGTCTAAATTCAGCTCGGTACGTTTGCCATCGACAACGCGTTGCCCTTTGAGTTGCATAAATTCTAAATACATCTCTTTATCGGGTTGAGACATTTCGCTTTTGACCTTTTTAAAATTGAATAGTCGATTTAGTCCAAATTGACGCTCTTTGCATCCTTGACAAGGCTCAATCCCAACTGAGTTGGTAATATTAGCGATTACATCGCCAAGGCCTTGTACTTCTTTTTTAGTCCTTCTTTTTGCCATTGATTTGATTTTTAACTTTTTTAGAGATTCGGTGTATTGTTTGCAAATGGATGCCTGTTTGTCGGCTCAGTTCTCGTTGCCCAACTAAGGTTGATAGCTCAAACATCGTCCTTTCATACCAGGTTAGACCTTTCATAAGTTGAAAGTAGTCAATAGGCTCCACGTACTCAGTATCTATTATCTCTATATTACTAAAATCTATTAAAATGTCTTTATTAGATTTAGTATAATCATAGAATAGATTCCTAAGCACTGTATATATATAACCATCCTTTATTAGGTTGGTATTTTGGTATAGTTTTAAGTACATCTCCTGTACTAATTCATCCGCAAGGTCTTTGTCTTTGCAAATTTGAAAAGCCATTTTTCGCCATTGGGCATCTTTTTTGGCTAATTCTGCGAGTATCATAACCGCATTGGGTTAAAATATTCCGATAAAAAGAGCAGCAAGGCCTCGTTATTCTCGACATAGTAGACCGTTCCTTGTACTACGATGCAAATCTCGCTCTCGTTTTCGATCCAGTAGCCGTTGATTGAGTCGACCATTAAACGAAACTCGACAAAGCTCCCACCCATTCCAAGGTCATCGTCCTCTTGTTCGAGCCACATTTGAGTGCTAATAGTGTGAGGTTTTACCATATCGCTACAAAGCTATAAATAGTTTTTTAATAGTCCTAATTTGATTTCGATAACTTCTCCACTATCTATATAACGAATAAAAGCGGTATTGTAACAAATCCCACTAATATAAAACTCTCGCCCCGCTTTGTTCGTGTTAATAACTGCGTAAATTGGCACCTCAATCGATTTGTATAATTTACTCCCTGGTCTCATAATAGTTCAATTTCTTTTTTGACATCTTCTAAATATTTATCAAATATGCTGCCTTCAGTTAAATAGAATAATTTTTGATGAAACCATTTAACCTCATCAACTGCAATCAAAGCCGATTTTTTGGCTCTATCCAAACAATCCTCTTGTCCTAATTTCCATTGTACACTGGGGTAAAATTTATACACTAAGTCTTTTGCTTTCTCTTTTGGTCTCATAGTAAGTGTTGTTTTAGTTAAAATCGGTGTCAAAGTCAGTCCAAATCTTTACAATCGCTCCTGCGGCTTTCAGCTCATCGATGCGCAACTCTTGGATTAGCGAGAGCTTCCCGCCTTCGCGTTTCACTTCTATAAACATCGCCTTGCCGTATTTAATTGCTAATAGGTCGGGGATGCCGTTGGTTGAGGTCTTAATTAGTTTGGTCACGTACCACCCGCGCTCGATTAGTTTGCGTTTAATTTTCGTTTGAATCTGCTGCTCGGTCAAAGTCGTGATATTATGTAGTGGAACAATTTGATTAGGTTGGGCCTTACGATTTCGTAGATTACAAATATTAGTATGTATTTCATCTTTTTAAATAACTTAATAATTTTTGTCTATTTGTAATTTTTTCAATTACCGTATCGTAATCTTCGGCAACCCATTCTGCGATTTTTAAATCGTAATAAAATAAAATCTTAGTGCCTTCATTTTGCTCAACGATTGCTCGAATATCTTTTAAATCTAAAGTTATCCTTCTACTGCTTCCTAAAATTGTAAATTCAATCATAATTTCATAAGTTAAACAAGCCAATAGTATTGGCATTAAAATAAACACCCCTCGATTGACCGCCAAGTGCAAAAGAGAGGTGTTGTGTTGTGTTGTTTTCGTCTTGGCGGTGGTCAAATATACAAATTTATTTTAATTGTATGCGTTTTGCTGAAATATTTTTAGTGTGTAATCTCGTTTTTGTAGTACGGTCTTATAAATATCCATCTCGATACCGCCTTTGCTGAATATCCAAAAGACCTCGTTTGATTGTCGCTGCATCGTTGTGAGGCGATCACGGCTTTGCCAGTAACTCGTCGCACTAAAATCGATGTTATAGTAAACGAGGTACTTTGCGTTTTTTAAAGATACCCCTTCGCGTCCGCTCACAATCTGCAAAGCAATACATTTGTCGCTTGAGTCGAACTCCTCGACTGAATTTGTCAAGTTATCGGCTCCATAAACTTGTAGCAGCGCGTCCCATTCGGCCTTAAACTTATAAAAAATCGCAATCTTTATACCTTTGAATTGGTTATGTATAAATAAAGCCTTATTCTTATCAATTACTTTCGACGTGCCGTCCTCAAATTTGCACGTTCCGCTTGACAGTTGGTGCACTTTTTGCATCAACTTAACGCCTGTGTCTCCTAATATAACTTGCCCTTGTCCGTTGCGAACAATCAAATCCTTTTTAAGTCTGCGAATGACCTCGTAAGTGATTGGCTGCATCTCGCACTCCAGCACCATTTCCTTGACACTGGTCGTAAATCCTGCCTGCTCTTGGGTAAAAGTTATAATATACGGCCGTGTGATTCTTCGTATTAAACGCTCATCCGCTTGGGAGTAATCTTTGACAACGGCATAGCCGAGACGCTTTTCTTTTATGTCGACGTACTCAGCGGCCCACTTATAGAAATTCGTGTAGTTTTTAAATGGCGACTTGTCACTCACCCAAAATTGGTGAAACCACTGCGAGTGTGATTCGGGTGTTGGCGTACCGCTTAGGAATATCATAGGGAGTTTACTAAATCGCTTTTTAAACTCCTTAGCCGTTGCGTTGGGTTTAGGGAAGGCTCCAAAGCGGTGGTGTTCATCGTGAATGATTAGGTCAAACTCGCCAGTGACTAAATGTAAACTCTCATCGTTTATGATTGTTAAATGAAAGTCAAAACCGAAGTTGTCGTAGTCCCATTGAATAGAGGACATCGCTTTCTTTTTTGTTAAAAACAACACTCGCTTGGCTGCAAATAATTGGGCGGTATTGAGTGCCATTAAAGTTTTACCTACACGAACCTCACAACAAAAATATACTAAGCCTCGACTCTTTAAAACTCCCAACGCCTCGGCTGAGAGTTTCTCCTGGTATGGTCTAAGTTTCATAATTTAAAAGGTACAAACGCAGTTAAAATCATCCTCAATTTTCAAATCTAATTTACCAGTTCTCGGGATTTCAGAGAGTTTAATTAAATCATTAATTGAATTATGTCCTCTAAAAAAAACACTATTATATTTCTGCTCCTCATTTTTAAACCAATCTATAAAACGAGTTCCAAAAATTATATTTTCAATTAAATTCTCATTTGATTTTTTCCAGCACAATTCACAATTACCAAATTTTCCATGTAACTCTAATTTAAAAGATTCTTTTTTAAAAAATTTATTCAAATCTAATTGAGAGACTGGTGTAATAAAATCGGTTAATAAAGGAAAAATTCTTTTTTTATCTTCTTTAATTTCGGCAAAAGTTATCCTCTTTGGCATATCTTCCTTGCGATATCCAATTGATATTTTGTAATTGTTTACTCCAAAAATATCATCACACAATTTTTTGGCAGGTAAAGTTTTTAAATTTTCGGAACAATAAGGAGCGTCTTTATTTGGCAATCCGCTGAAAACGCCTTTGTTTTTGTGTTCAATCATTTTTGAAAATGTATTGGCTTTCATATCTAAATTATCCCAATCAACAATTTCGTACTTTACTCCTGTTCCTAAATCATTTGAATAAATACCTTGAATTTTTACAATTGGAATTTCCCAATATTTTTCTATATTTTTTAAAAAATCAATTGTCTCTGGTCTCTCCATTCCTGTATTGCAAAAGACAAAAATTTTATCATAATCAGCATATTTTTCATTAGTTTGAATATGCCTTGCCATCATAGCTGAACTACGTCCACCCGATATAGTTACCATTAAATTTTTAGAAGTAGATTTCATCGCTTTCGGTGTTTAAATTAATATCTGATTTTATCATAAACCAACGGAAGCCGTTAGAGTTGCCCTCGTTGTATTCGGCACCAATAAAATTGGCGTACTTCTGCACCCAAATATTAAACTTTTTATTTGTGAGCCATTTTTTAAAATCTTGATATTCGTTCGTAAAATTGGCGAAGTACACCGACTTCTCGAGCCTATCGTTGTGCGGTACGTTTTCGGTTTCTTTTACCCACTCAAAGAACTCCATCGATGTCTCGGCTATAAATTTCCGCATCTTAATGTTTTTGGCGTTTTGAGATACAAGGCCGAGCTTTAAATAAGATTGCAGGCAGTACACCATATAATTGTCAAAGCGTTGAAAGTCATCGTCGGTCCAGTCGTCAAACAATTGGCGGTCAAACTCATCGTAAGGCGTTAGGGTCTTGCCGTAGTATTGAGCAAACTCAATCTCAAAGCGTCGGCGATCATGCGAGTTGCCCTCGCCTTTTATTGCGTAGTTTGTTGAGATTACCATTTTGGGACTATCCTCAACCTTTAATTTAATAGCGTCTTTATTTTTACGCTCCAAAGTCATTCCCTCAGTCACTAAACTAAATTTACTCTCAAAGTCAAAGTTCTTTTTGACGTCGTCAAATACTAAGACTTGAGTCTCGGGACTAACTGTTTGGTAAGGGAACGACTTTTTATCGTCGAAAGTTTTGCCATCTAAAATGCTGACCTTACGAATTTGTCTAAGGCCCTGCACAAATAAACCTTTACCAGTACCACCCTCGGGATTTTCGCTTATAACCTCATCATTTAATATGATGGCCTTATTATTCATTTTATTTTTATACGTGCTTAAAAGATAGCCTATAACGCACTCAATTGCCAAAGGCTCATTGTTACTTATGTTTTTAATAAAAGAGGCGTATTCGTTCTTAAAATCATCGAGAGGGGTGTAATCCCTTTGGATTATCTGCGACTTCCAAACATAACCATCAACATCTATAAAATCAATTAACCTGGTTGTATCTTTGGTAACTTCT